CTGCACGAGCAAATTTATTACTCATTTTACATGACTTTGCTACAGGGATTTCCCATAAGGGGAAGAGAACGATGTGACAAGTGTTAACTCTAAACACACCAGAAGTATAGCCCTCATGAATACATTTTTGAAGGATATCTTTACCACCTAACCACCATGATAGGTGTAAAGGTTCTGGTAGTTTCTTATCCTTATCATAAGCAATTGATGATGGTGACTTACTTTGACATACGAACTGATTACCATTTCTATATATGGTTACAGTGTAATGCCCTGGAAAATTAATCTTAATATCTCGATCAACTATCATAATAGTTTCATCACCAACATAGGAATCCTGAATGAACACACTTTTGGTATCGATCCAAAGATGTGACATTAGTAATGTTGGGAGAAAATAAATGGCACATCCTAAAAGGATTGCCCAATTGGAGAGCGTATTACGCTTTCTTAATGTATTTAGCGTGTTACTCATTTTCCAAACCTCTTCTTAATGACCTCTTTGATAAAAGGTATGTCTGATAACAATGCAGAAGCCATCTCTAAGAACAAAAAGCCAAAAGCGGTTACTAATAGTCCTGTAATAACAAGAGATCCTCCAACATACACAGAAAGATCAGGAGCTAGGGAAAATCCCATAGCTGCCGATACAATCGTAATAGTGAATCTAGTCACTAATGTTTTGTCCTTATTGCTCTCAAACACAAACACTGAAGCTGCGATGAGAGCAATGATGAATTCTGCTGATGTCTTCATAGTGTTTGTTCCACTGTTCTAAGTTTTAATAAGCACCTAGCTCAATATAGTTGGCCCATGAATTGTATGTGCCACCTGATTGAACATCAACAGTACCGTTATCTCTATTTGTATATACTTGTAGATAATAACGATATTCATCAGTAACACCACCCACAAAATCTGCAACTTCATCATCGAATACTTTGATTGTTACATCTTCTTCATGTGAAATAGCATCATTGGTACTGTTACCAGTGTTTGTTGAAGCAACAACATCAATACGTTGTTTCTGTATGATTTCTGGTGTTCCACGGTTCTTTACCTTCATAACCTCAACAGTTGTACGCATTGAACGTTGATCAGGACAAGCCATTTTCAAGTTCAAGTTAAACTCTGGGATACGTCGGTTAGGAAACTTACCGCGACAAATAATCTCAGATCCTGAGACAGTAGAAGCTGAAGTACCTGAATAAGATCCTGTATTGATCTGTTCTGGTTCTTTTACGCCCCTGTCTGGGTTTACTTTTGGTTTTGTATTCGCATCAGCTACATACATTGTCTGAATGGTGTTATTGAACTCCAATGCCCAGATTTCATTGTTAGTAGCACCAGAACGTACTCTACCAAAGACATTTGCCAACTGTACATAATCAGGTGTAAAGATCATATCAGTACCAAAGGTATCCAAAATGATATCATAACCACCGAAATGACCACCCTTAGAAACGATACCAGATCCGTCAGCAACAAATACTGCTTTGTTACCCCAAGGATCATTCCAAACGATCTCAAACGTCTCACCTTGAGACCATGTGCTACCGAATGTAATACCCAAGTTTGTTGGAGTAGTTACATCTCCTACAGTCACATCTCCTGGGTTTTCCCAGGTGTCAGCAAGAAGAACACGTCCAGAGGTCTCATCGTACAACTGGAAGTCTGTATCACGAGTTTTGAAGCCTTCAGCATCAATCCTATTCACCTTGATACCCGAAGCCTTATAAAGAGGTAAGGTAATCGTGAATGAGAACTCAGAGTTGATAGGAACCAAATCAACAATCTTTGTTGTTGTTAGCTGTGAGTAGATTTTCAGGCCAACTAGATCAAGAATCTGAACTTTCTTAGAACCAGTATCATCAATGTACAGACCAATGTTCGGGCCGTTGTTATGTTTGTTCGGGAAGTAAGTCTGGAACCAATCACCATAAATACGTCCATTGATAAATCCTGTATTCTGAGGATCCATACGCATACAGTTTACCCATTTATCAACGTTGATACCGATTACAAAGTCACGACAACGGAATAGATAAATAGCTGTAGTAGCAGTTGTAGCAGAAGAAGTGTCAGCAACACCACGTACAGTAAAGCCTGTAATGCTAAAACCTGCTGTAATGGTTGTTCCTGATGCAGCACTCACAATACCATGTGTATTGTTAGTAAAGCGTATTTCAACGATGTCAGCACCACTACCAGTGATTTGGTGGTTAGTATAAAGTGGTAGAGTACGGTTACAGAAATAACGACATTTACCACCACCTGATGTTTCACCAGTTGCAGGAATATGTAGACGAACCTGGTTTTCACCAGACCAAACAAACACTTGATGTAGAGCATCACCTGCATCATTTGCAGCATCATTGGTAATAGCACCAGCCATAAGAGGTGTTACAAAACCACCTGTTTGCCAATCACGTTTCCAGCGACGACCTTGTGTATCAACGAAGTTGATAAAACCATCATCAGCAGTTGTAGTGTCGTTTGGATCATAAACCAAATAACCACCACCACCATCACGTACAGTATGATAACCCATTAAACGAATAGATCCCTGTACTTGACCGATACCCAATGCTCGAACATCTGCAACCGTATCACATACGATGATATGGTTCATTTGTTCAATCAAAGTCTGCGTAGAAACAGCAATATCTTTTGCTTCTTGTGTAACAGTGTTAGCTGCTTCAGCTTTCAAAGCATGGTGAAGAGCAGAGAATTTACCGTCTTCTACAACGGTATTTTCTGGATTTGTGGCCCACTTCTCTGCTAATGCAGCCCATTCTTCAGCAGTTGATGAACTGGCTGCCATAGAATTGCTACTAGTTTCATCGAATTCATTGCTTGGAGTACCTGACTCTGTTTCAAAGTCATCAACTGGTTGATATTCATCTGACATAATAAACTACTTTCTATATTGAAGAATGAAGCCAATTGATCCTGCTGATCCACCAGCAGAGAAGAAATTAGTGTAACTTACAACTACACCATTCTTATCGACAATTTGTACTTCGTTATTACCATTACTTACGAGATAATGCTCATTTAAATTGATACCAGCTTCAAGACCACTGCACTTAGTAGGTAACCAGTTAAATGAAATCATATCAAGTTCTGTGATAAACTTAGGAATATTGATTTGAACTCCTGAACCATCATTACCAATTGCAGAAGCATCAATAAATACCTCTACCCAGACCATAGGACCAGTTTCAGTGGTTACCTTACCATATTGCTCAATATAAGTTACACCCGTACTTGCATCTAAAGTAGGGGTGAAATCTTCAGTTTTACTGTTAGTACCACGTAAAACCTCAAAGCCTTCTGGTGTATCATAAGCAGAAGGTATTGTGGTTGTATAAGAAGCACCTTCAGTCAAAACTTCTGAAATATCATCTGCTCTGATATCTACTCCATTAGATGCAAAATCACCATCTTTAACAGATCCACGAGAACCTGCTTCAGCATAAAAACCTCTACCTGTGTTATTTTTAGCTTCTATATTTTGAAGATTACCAAATCCACCTTCTCGCATATAAACACCGTTACCCGTGTTATAACAGGTAAGTAAAGCGTTTAGATCCAAGTTACTATTTTCAGCATAAATACCTGTAACATTATGAGCAAACACATTTTGTTTGGTTGATAATTCTTTTAAAGAACCATCATTCAAACGAATACCATAACCACGAGTACCCTGGAAACCAGCAATTGTTACATATTCAATACCTATACTTGACTTACCAATACGATTAGATTGATCTCTGCCATCGATACCTAATGCACTATTAGTCTGATCACCAATAATAGATAATGTGCTCATACGTAATTTATAACCGCCTGATGTTATAAAGGGTGTTACACCAGATGCAATAATATTAGCTTTGTAAAAATTACGAACCATATCCAAATCAGTTATAAGTGTGCCTGTAAAGTCAGAGTACACTGGAGGAATTGTTTTCGAATTATCGAATGAACCTTGAAGCAAAATACGATCACCATTAATACCATATAAACGAATAATGCGATCTACAACTGTATCCTCAGTCATAAGAAGAGTAACTTGCCCTTCACTACGGAAATCCCAATCATTAATATATTCATAAAAACGTGGTAATTCATTTTGGAATTCAGAAGACAAGTCCATATTAACAAACCTGTCAATAGTTTTATGTGGTAACCAAATATGAGGTGTTTCCATTGCTAGAAATGTATCACCAAAACGTTTACCAGCTTCAGTAAGAGCACTGCCTGTAAAATGTACCGTATCAGAAGTTTCTAAAAATGATGTATCAACCGCAGCAAAATTCAAATTTTCACCTGAATTTGCATACTGTCTAATACCTAAATTAGCTTTGTCACCTGTCATATTTTCAGCAACTAAACCTGAAATAAGTTTTGATTGTTTACCCCACCAAGAGTAAGTTTCAAGTCTTTTAACTAATTTTCTAAGAGAGTCACGGTATTCAAATCCGTCAGAATAAGCATCATCACTCTCTCCCTGCATAAATAACATTCCATCAACTTTTGTTGAAGAATCTAAAGAAAGACTGGAAATCATTGCAGTGATTTGTGTATTAATTTCATCAAGCTTATCTATAGCAAAATTGAACTTACCTCCAGATGTATATGAAGAAAATCCAGTCGCATCAACACCATCCAATACAAATGTACTTTCATTATGGTTAGTAGAATGCACCGAATAAGTATTACCATTAACTTCAGTCATACCAACAACATCACTAATAACAATACTATTGTTATTCAATACTTTTGGGTTACCAATATAAGTAACTACGGCTGGATTAGTGTTTGTGATGTTTGTAATTATAAAATCTTCATTCAACCAATAGTTGATAGCCAAACCACCTTGGGCATTCATAACCATATGATATTCTACATCATCACCCTCAACTAATTGAGCATGTCTAGCAGCTTGTAAAAACATATTATTTTCACCTGTAACTCTAAATGGTGCATTACCTAATTCTGCTACAGATGATGTATTTGTTACATCGTCCCATATAAACACATTGTTATTAATTGGTGTGTCACCACCAAAATTATTACCAAGTCCATTTGACTGACCAGAACAAATAATTAAACGTTTAGTTCTATTGCGGATATTCCTGCTAATTGTACTACCAACACTAGTAATTAGAGAAGAAGTTTCATCACGAAATGTCTCAGCTTCATTACGATATGTTTCTGCTGCATCTGCAATTGCTTGTACAGAGGTCTCAGCAGAATCTTTAATGGCTTGAACAGCAGCATGAGTTGCAGCAGCTTTAAGAGCATGGTGCATTGCAGAGTACAAACCAGGAGTTACTTCAGTATCTTCAGCTTCACCTGCCCATTTTGCTGCAATATCAGCGTTAGCCTGAATTTCATCAGCCAAAGCATCTAAAGAAGCACGGTTAGTGATCAATGTATTTAGATTGGCATAAAATGTAGCCAAATCTGTAAGATTATCACTCGTGAAGTTCAGAGCATCATCTTGAGTGCTCAGTTTGATCAGATCAGCCAAATTAGTATGGATGTCAAAAAGACTTTCCATGTAATGAGATACATGACGGATTTCCGCCAAGTTTTCATTAACATTTTCAATGACAAGATAAAGCTCACCGAGCTTTTTATCTACCAATTGACTAAGATTATGTGAAATTTCGCTTGTAGGACGCATTAGACGAACCCTCTCTTGATAAGTTTAGTGTTTGTTGTGGTTACGCTTGTCCTAACCAGATCTTTACTCTCTGTATCAGAACACTTAGCCTCATACAACTGCATATTTTGCAACGACTGGGCGGTATTACCTTCACCTTGCATGTTACCAAGGACTTTACCTGTAACATAATACTTAAGAGCTTCATGTAAGAAGATAGGGAGAACAACCTTCTGTTTATCAAGGTATTTAGTCACAAGTTTGTTATGACTTGCCTGATAATGTACGAAGAAACGATCACTTTGGTGAACGTCAGTGATTTGAAGTGCATCGAAAGATGGGGTGAATACTGAAAGAGGTTGTTCATAATCATTTACGTACAGCTCTTGACCCTCAGAGTCATAAACCTGAAGGATTTTAATGAAGTTACCGTCAAATTTATCATGTTCGGTATCTTCAAGGTATTTCCAGGGAACTGTTGATTCTTTGTTAGATTGTGCGAACTCAGGACGCAAATAATACTCAGTGAATGGAGATTTACGTTTTACGATAACTTCACGCTGGGACAGAATGAATTTTGTATATAGATCTGTCAAAGCTTGATTAACATACAAAACGACCTTATCCAGAGACTTCTCGTCAATCTGGGTTGGGTCATTTCGGTCAACTACTGAGAAGTTACTCAACTCACCCAGTGCTAGATCTTTAAGCAGCTCTTCTAACGTCATTTCAGCCTCTTATATAATGTAAGATGCTAATGCTGATCCTTGGTCATCATCATCATCAATTTCCCACACAGAGGTTACATTACTCTTTACTGGAACCTCTTCGCTTGGCTTCCATGCCTGTAAGTTCATTAGCATTGAAATGGTATCAAGGCAATCATCTTTACCTTTTAGACCGTTTACAGTAGCTAATTTCAGTTGTGACATGAAGTTACCCATGATCACACTATCTCTCATCTCGTCAGGGAAGTAAATCTTACCAGCTTTAAATAAAGGAACCACGAGATTAAAACGACTTAATTTGTTAATGGTCGGTCTAATACCTGGCTTGCCCTTTTCCATTGCGAAGTTGAAGAAAATATTTCTGCTCATTTGTTCGCGTTGGAGCCACTGGATAAATGCGTTCTGTTGGCCCGTGATTTCCACACCAACAGCCTGTGGTTTGTATTCTTGCACTAATCTAAACAAATCGTCAATACTTTTGTCCATTGTTTGTCTTTCACACACACCATCAACCCAGAACCAATCACCATTATGGTTATAGGCCCAAACCGAGATAACACTGAAGTCAGCGGTCTCTTTATCTGATGTAGCAAAGTCAGTGGTGACATAAAAATTAAAGCGTCCTCTATTCTCTAAAAGACTTTTACGAGCGAACCAACGGATCTCATCATCCTGTACTAGACGTTCCTCAGATGAGGAAATTCGTAGCATCAATTCCTGATTGAACGCTGAGAGCTTACCTGTCAGTTTCGAGTCTTCATATTGTTGTTGTACAAATTCATAGGTGAAACGATCTTCCCAAGCTCCTCGGAATTCTTCTCGTGAACAAGGGAACTTCTCACAAATAGGCCAAACGTTAACATCCCATGCACCAGACTCCACCGCTTCATAAAGGATATCATCCTTATTAAAGGGTGTACCATTGAAGATAATCTTCCGTCTTGTTGGGTCAAGAGCGTAATCAACACCCTTGTAAATAGTGTCTTTGATTGCTTGCATAGCGACTTTAGACTTCGCATCATCATCTGATACTAAGTCATCGAGTACAGCCAAAGGAGGACGTTTACCAAAGATTTTAGTACCACGAAGACCAGTCTTAGCACCAAACATCTTTACACCAAGACGACCACCGTCTTTGTTACCAAACTCCATATAACTGTCTGTGAAGTTTGCTTTTGGCAACCATTCCTGAAGAAACGCTGAAGAGTGATATCTGAACTCAATGTTCTTTCTTGCTGACTTTACACCGTTTTCCATAGAGTCAGATACGTAAATCATACTGTCGAGCTTACCAAAGCCGTCAATTTCACCAAAAACAGCTACATATAGCACTAAATACTCGAACATTAGGGTAGTTTTAGCCATACCACGAGCACATAGATTAGCAACTCTTTGCTTCTTCCCAGAGATCTTATCGAGCATTTTCAGGTGAACAACAGGTGTTTTGTGTGCTTCACCCTCTTTACCATTCACCAATTTAATGAAGTTCATGAATTTCAAAGCAAATGTAGAAGGAATATACTGACCACTGTTCAATGAGTCGTAATCTACCTGATCTAACCATTCATCAACTGTTTTGAACTTTGAAAGTTCTACTTCAAGATTATCCATCTACTGGTTCCTCTACAATTTCAGCATCCTCAACGTCATTTGATCGAACCAGGGGTTGATGGGCTATGGTTTTTGTTGAGCTACCGCCTTCAATCATTTCTTGCTGTGCTTTAGCCATCTCCTGAAGAGTGTCTTTAAGATCACGAAGACCTTCGCTTTCTTTGACGTTGATGTCTAGCTCCACAGCTTTCGACTCTGGTTTCTTAAGATGTGTCAGAAGAGAGTTTGCAGCATCTGCACGAACTTTCTCACTCTTCGCATTGAGCATTAGATCAGCTTGAGTATTGATAGCTTTCTGATAAACATCTTGGTTCAACACATGAACAGGGATCAATGTTTGTTCAAGAACCAAGTTGACCAATTTATTCTTGTTGTATGCTGCGACATAAGAAGAGATATCTTTATCTGTCTTACCAGCAGCAATAAGATTTTGATATCTACCAGGGAATGTACGAGAATAAGACTCTCTGTTATTGTACCCCATCATCTTATAGCTGACATAAGCTACAGCATGGACATAATCATCTAATTTGAACTTACCGTCTTTCATCACATTGGTGTATGAAATGAAATTATCTCGCATAACACGAGCTGCTTCAGGATCAGTAGACAGGTTATTAAGCTGATCCACCATATCTTGAGAAACGTTAGTATTTAGTTGTGCAGGTAAAGCACTCTTGACAGATTCAATAGTTAGCATGATTCAGCCTTTAGATTTTGTTCCTATTAAGCCTATATAAGATCAGCTCTTAAAACACAATAAATTTTTATTCTTTTTTCGGTTGTGACTAAACTCCAAATAACTTATACAACAGAGGCGGGGTCGGACAGGGTTTTTGTTCCTTTCGCCCGATGTCTTATAAAACGTGTATTTGCTGTTTGGTCACGTTAGACCCCGCATCCCCCAAATTCGATTTGCATCTGTACTAGGTTTGTTGATTGCCCTATAGTACAAGATGTACGGGGAGAGGTTTTTACGTTTTTCCTCTCTCCCCACTCCATTCTCTAAAGGAACACGACATGAAAGATTCACCATTCCGTATTATACCTGTTGGCCTAGACAAATGGGCTGTAGAAGAAAAAAGGACTGGATCCAACAATTACGAAGTGATCCAGTCCGATTTTGAAGCGGAAGGTCAAGCTGAAGAATTCATTGACAAGAAGATTGCGACTCGCAAAAAGATTACGAAGCGAGCTGAAAAGTTCCCACCTCGTATTTATCCCAATCCTCGTGCCAATTTGAAAGTAGTTTCCTCACAAGAATTACCATCCTCATCAAATTCTAAAGGGTAATTCTTGCTCTACCAACCTCACCAAACTCCTTGTCATACTCAATAGATGATAATGATCTACCAGCTAAATAACCATGCTGGTGGTGATAAGCATCTTGTGTGACGGGAGCTTGGTGGCTTTCGGTAATTGCACCACCACCCTCAAACACTCTCTGCGTTTTATGATGTACGTGGAAGCCGTGTGCGTAAGCATGTTTGGTTCTACCCCAAATCTCACGCCAACGAGAAGCCATAATCTCTGGCATCTTGTCCAACTTAGCCGCATGACCATGCGTTGCTGCCAACATCACTTTCCCAAATTCCCAATGCCAGAACAGAGATGGATCAGTGTCAATTGTTACACGTTTCTCATCACGATACCAAGCATGTAGAAACCATGTCATTGCAATAGCACTGTGTTCATCATGGTTCCCAGGTAAAATACGAACTGTAACATGTTTGTGTTTCTGTAGAGCAAGTTCAGTCTGGAATGTCAGAAGCTCACCTGCTTTACCAAGAACCTTTGCATAACGTGTATCAACGTCCAGCGTGTTACCTGATTTCAATGTACGGTTCTCAGAGTTATCTGCATGAAGCAAATCACCACCACCAAGGATAACCGCTGTCTCAGTAGCATTACTTGCATGATGTACCCGTTGCATAGCTGTCTGATAAGCATCCATTGCAATAGGAATATCCCAATCAGTACCAGTCTCCTGACCCCATGCAAACAAACCAAGGTGCATATCGGGTAGAGGGTAAAACGTCATACGATCTGTAATGAGATTTTTTGGTTTTGGGAGTTCAAATTTAGGTCGTTTATAATCATTGAATTCTTCTTTAAGACCATCAATGAATATTTGAGCACCTTGTTTTTCAAGATCTGTCTTGTACCAAGCCTGAACAGTATCACCGTTTCCATCGACTTGTGTGGTCATTGCTTTGAGATGATGTTTCTCTGGGAGTTGGAATTGACCTTCCCGTGATTTTGATACCTTTACGCTTTTACCTTTTACGTCACCGTCTGCATCGTACTGGGTACTTTCACCTGTGATCTCCATACCCGTGGGAACTGTGAGATTTGGAAAGCGTTTATCAAAATTCCTTGCGAATGCTTTTGCGAGATGTCGTCGATATGTTCCATGTTTGATACCGAGTTCTCGTGAAGCTGCTGAAGCGTTCTTATTGTTACGGTTGTAAGCAGCTAATGCGTCCAGACACTTTTGGTCTGTAATCGAATTTGTTTGTGAAGTCATATGGTAGTTCCTTATCTTTTTGCAGGATCTGCATAGCACCGCAGTTGATACATGACTAGAACATTTTTCCTCAAATGGGAACCAAAAGAGAAAAATCATTTCGTCATACAGCCCAAAACAGGAATAATATTTTTATCTGCATTTTCTGGGGCTTGACACGAAAATTTGGCTGGATATATATGGGTTTCCGACGAACAAGTCGGGTAGGGGCTTTTGCTTGCCACAGTTGTGTTCACACTCCTACGGAGTGCTCACCAATCCTCTCGAACACCTTTTATTCACCGAATAAAACTGCTTCTCACCGCCAAACCCGATTCCACATAAAAGGCTCCGCCAAGCCCACCCTTTCTTTTATCTGTTAATTGTTATAAGACGTGCCTATGGCACAAGATGATACAAAACAGATTAAGACGTTTGCTTCTCTTTTGGGTGATAACCCAACAGAATTTGAAGAATATATACCTTGGTATGATCGTCCACCTCCTCCTCCTATGACTAAAGAAGAGTTAGAAGAATATTTGGATGATTATATACCTTATTAATCAATGACGATAATTAAACAAACTCGTCGTCTCAGTTCTCCATCCTAAATCTTGTGCTCCCACCCTCGGCTACGCCGAAGGTCGCACAGAGATTTACGCTGTCGTTCTGCGACTCCTCATTTGTTTAATTATCTTAGGAGAAAACAATGAATAAGAAAAAGAATGCTATTAAAAATAAAATTAAAAAGGAGTTTCCAGAAGCTTATGTAAGCTCTAATTATAAATTAGGTTTTGCTGTAATTGTTATAAGAAATAATTTTTATCATTATTCATATGATCATGATATAAATGAATTTATAAAGAATATCAAAATGGATATCTTATTGGGTGCAACATGACAGATAATTATGTTGAACACTCTTATAACTTAAACCGACGAGTTATTGAGTATTATATAAATAAGGATCCTAATCTCTCTCATATTTACACTTGTAAACTAAGAGAACCTAAATCAATGAACTTCTATATTATGGATATTTATATCACTAGACAACACAAAATAGAGATTATTCATCCTGAATCATATAGTTTTGAGGAATTAATTTCTATAATTGATGAAGAAATCGATATGTGCAAGCTGTTAGGTATTAAAGATGGGTAATAATCTATACAAAGAAAGTCTTGTTACCGAATCTATCATGCATGGTCTTGAAGAAATAGGCCAAGGGGTTCAGGATATGTACCTAAGAGATGATTCTAAGCTCATGGTACTTATAGATAGAGAAAACATCTCTGTTTTTCATTGGTTTGGTTCCAGGAAAGATGTTTTCAACAAAATTCTTGATGAAATTAATACCCATAGGCTCCTTGGATCGATTCAACCTCCCTCAAATGAAGCTCCAAAAGGTTGGGAATGGACAGATTACAAGGAAATAGTCGATGACCCATTATAAAACAAACTCAGTTTATAAAAATATACATACTATTACATATCCTCAGTTTAGATTTTCTGGTTCAAGACACCAAGATCATGCTTATACAGATCGTTTAATGAAAATTATTAATACAAAAAACGTATCTTTATACGATATAGAATTAATTTCCTCAGATTTGATAATTGTATATTTTACCCCAGACCATGAATTTCAAATTAAAGGCTTCCAAGGTGAGGAAATCAAAAAGGTTGCGTCCTTTATCATTGAAGAATTAGAAACATTAGTTCTTCTTGGTGTTATTGAACACCTTAAATATTTTCAAATACCTGATCTAAAATCAGGTATTATGAAGAAATAAATCGAGTTAAATATATTAATAGGAGGTTAATATGAAAGAAAATCACAAACCTATTCAACAATACCGTTTTGCAAAAAATATTATAAACTCCCTCTTAAAAGAGGGTTACTTTATCTGGCACGTAATCGTTAATATTAATGAATTCCCTCCTTATACAAAACATGTAACTGTAAAAATGGATGAAGATACCTTTATTAAGGTTTATGCTGCTACAGACCAAATTACAGTCTTTACACGTATGATCAAAGATGAAATTGATATCTTAAGGTTAATGGGTTTTGAAGATAAACCTGAACCATTTTAAATTGTGTTTGATAGTTCTGAATTAAGGATAGTCACAGTTTTGACACAATTGATTTGATTTCAAATCTCATATTTTTTTCATGCTAGGTTTTTCGATACTGATGTCTGGTAGTAGTATTAACACTCCTGATCCCTCAAAGTTAATAGTACCCCCCCTACCTTTAACACTCTTAACACATGGTGCTCCGCACCTGTTGAGTTCAACCAGCTAATCAGGAGCTATCATCATGGCATCAGCAATCAACTCAGCTCGTAATGCGAGCGTATCTATCTTCGACTTGGTTAACAAGTCAGCATCAACCATCACAGACACAGTAGACTCAATCCAAAAAGCAGGTGACATCCTGCACAATAAGGTACGTGTACTACATGCAGCACAGACACAGAATACAGATCAAAAGATCTTAGCTGCTAAAGAACGTGATCTCATGACTATGGTCAAAGAACATACTACCTTCATGGTAGAGCTTCAGTCAGACATCGACAAAGACTCTGACTATAAGAAAGTGTTCGATGAAAATATGAAGAGATTCACTACAACTGTCTCTGAACCTTCAACTTCTGAGGCTTAAGCTAAACCTTAACCTCACCTAAAGACTATCAGCAGTTTCCTCCCAACTGTTGGTAGTCTTAACCATTTAAAGGATAGGATAGTAGAGTTAACTATCACTCTAACTATCTTTAACTTTATACAACCTGGAGTACATATCATGGACTACTGTACAACCTCTGATCTCATCAGAGCAGCTATGGCCTTAGATTCATCTCAGGTCGAAGTGTTATTAGACACTCCAAAGCTCATCATGCTTAAGAGTCTAGTAACTGATTTAATCACTGTATGGAACTGGAAACCAGAATTCCAAATGTTCTGTATTGAACCAATGGTAAAAGGATAAAATTATGATTATCAAATCCTCTTTGTTAGCAGCAAGTATCATGCTCGCTGTTAACTTTTCAGGATGTGCTCCTGCTCATGCAGACACATACCTGGATGATGATGATATTGGCTTGAGAACCCTCAAAGCCCTTAAAATCACCTCTGTTCGTATGAATAGACAACCTCAAAACTGTATTTCAGAAGAAAGACGATATGAACTCGTCAGAAACTGGAACTTTGATCTAATCCACGTATTTAACGGTGGTCATGGTCAAGTTTGGCAGAGCCAAGTATCTGGAAACATTATGTTTACCTTCGAATTCGATGGAACTTCATGTGTTATCGGTACTGGTAAATCAACCCTCAAATAAGGACTAATATCATGTTAGAGTCAGTAACTGACATCGTAGTATTCTACGGATTTCAACTCTTCCTACTTTGGGCTGTGTTTATGGGACTGAAAAGTCTCATTAAAACACTATGGTCTAAAGTATCAGGCTAAACCTCAAACATATCAAGGAGATATCCAATGTTTGATTTCACACACAAACACTTCTGGTTAGCTGCCATACTCACAATAGTGGGTGTCTTCTTGATCGAGACATTCATGGGTACATGGGCTGTTATTGGAATTGTTATTTTCGTTATTCTTATTGCTAATCGCAAGAAGTTTACACGAAACAGTACCAACGACAAAGATGGCTAACATCTTGTTATCTTTAAACTAAAGTTAAAAGGAGTTAACTCATGTTAACCATCTTATGTGCAGTAGCAACTGCATTCTTCTACTACAATGCAACAGAATATAACCAAGAGAACATATGGTTTATGTTCTATGGATGTCTATTCATGACAATCTTTATGTTCGGTTGCGAACTTGCATTCTACCTATTGAGACGTAATGAAAGAAAGCGTGAAGCTGAACTTCAAGATCGTGTTGACAGTGTAGTCTTCAAAAAACCAAGGTATGAAGCTTGGGGAACATCATTCCCAGCTCGTAGAGACTAACTTCATTCCTTCCTACGGTGGGGATACAATCAGTATCTCCATCAATCCATTCTTGGGCTGCCTCTGTGCTCCCTCGATAGAGACACGCTCCGCGTGTTTTGGTGCTCTGTGGGAATGACCTCATTGAGCATTAATCAACAAAACCAACTACTTACATGATAAAAGGAAAAACAATCATGGCTATTTTCGGTAAAGACGAAGCAACTCCTTCAAACTCATCTGATCGTCCAGAGGCTCACCTTTGGTTGAACATTGGCGTTGAAGTTGACGTTCCAACAGCAGACGGTGAAGGCACAGAAAAGAAATTCATCTCTTTTCCTGTAAACCTTGCGCTTGACACAATGGAACCAATGGTTGCTCGTGGTAACAACAAAGCTTGGAACGAGCAAGTTGCAGTGAAGAACAAACTTCTTAAGTTTGCTCAGAATACTGCTCAGGCTTGTGAACCAGGTACTGGTGAAATCCTTGAGAACATCAAGGTACAAGCTTACAAGAAAGCTACTCCTTCAGCACCTGTTGCTGATGCAGAGAACTCTCTCTTGAAGCAATTGACTGGCACTATCGGTTAATTCTGACTGCCTAAGTCTCATTATGACGAACCTGTAGACCATTGCCCTTGATTGGACGCATTGGTACTACGGGTTCGTTTTTTCTTAAAAACGATAGTTGATAGTTATTTAACTAACCTAAATGCTAAATCCCAAAAAGATGACCTTATCGACTAAAGGTCACCTAAAGGATATAAGAGAGGCTAAAATGGCAGAAACTCCAATAGAAAAACGTCTTAAAATACGTTGTAAAACGTGTAAATCAGAGGACGTTTTCCGTGATGCTTGGTCTTCATGGGATGTCGAAAAACAAGAGTGGGTACTCGAACATGTGTACGATGATGCCTACTGCAACATGTGTGAAGGTGAGGTAAAACTCGAAGAGATTACCATGATGGATGTCCTCTTAGGAGCTGACTCATGAGTAAAGGATCCTTCACCAAAATCAAATTACAGTCTGAATATATTGATGCAGACTACATCAGTATTGGTCTTTCCAAAGAGACTGGTAATCCATTCATTCAATCAAACAGTGGTCATCAGAACACTACTATCATTCACCCTTCATATGAAGAGCTTCAAGAGATTGCTACAGCAATAGAAAAGCTTCTTATGGACAGACTCTTAGGAGAAACATGATGCTTTGTTACAAAGATCAAACGTTTTGTAATGCAGAAGGTTGTAAGAACACCTCTTGTTCATCAAGACTAACCCAACAGATCAGTAATGATGCTGATAAGTGGGCTAAAGACAGTGGACTGTCTGAAACACCAATATCCATCACAGATGCTTCAGACTATTGTCTAGGCTTCATAACCCATACAACAACCAACTCGTTTGGTGATACTGTTATTATGGGTGGTGAACGTGTGATTGGAGTAATTCCAAAGGAATAATCATGCAAAAACCAAAAATATACACTGGGATAGGTGCAAGGAAGACTCCTGAGCCTATTCTCAAGAACATGGAGAGTGCAGCAAGGTATTTAGCTGGTGAAGGCTTCATACTACGTTCAGGAGCTGCTGACGGTGCTGATAAAGCATTTGAAGCAGGTTGTGACTCAGTTCAAGGAAAGAAAGAGATTTATCTACCGTGGGAAAACTTCAACGGTCATAAAAGCAATTTCTGGAAACCTGGGCCAATAGCTCATGACGTAGCTGCAAAATATCATCCAGCCTGGGATACCCTTTCAGATGGAGCCAAAAAGATGATGGCACGTAATGTCAATCAAATATTTGGTGATCATCTCTCAGTGAATACACAACTCGTTGTGTGTTGGACTGAAAAAGGAAAAATCACAGATGGGACTGGTCAAGCTCTTCGCATTGCTCAAGACTTTAAAATACCTGTCTTGAACTTCGGCTCTCTCTCCCTTGAGGAGATGGAGGAAAAACTGGTTAAATTTGTAAAGGAAACTAACCATGCCTAAAATGTCCCAAGACCGTGTAAAGTTCACTATTCCAGCTTCTCGTTTATCAAGAGATAGTAATGGTGATCTTATGCGTGGAGTAGTCTCTAAAGCATTCGGTGAATGTTTAGGAAGATGTAAATGGGGGGATGTGACAATTATCTGTCGTCCATCCCAGTTTGCACGCTTCTTAATCTACCGTAATGAAGCAGGTCTTCAGAATATGTTCAATGAGCTAAATGCTGTATTGTTCACTCCTGAAGAGAGACAAGATACCGTCTTTGATGTATCTGAAAATCCATCCAGAAAATAACTTAAATTCTTCTTCGATTTGCGTTGATACCAGTATCTAATATTGGTATCACCGTGGTCTCTTTCAGAAAATTTAAGTTAGGAATTCACATGACATCAAATCATGAACTACCCACTGTTTACCAACAGTTTATCCACCAAACACGATATGCAAAGTGGCTTGAAGAAGAGCAACGCAGAGAAACTTGGAGCGAAACAGTTGATCGCTACACTTCTTTTATGTCTGATCATCTATCAGAAAAACATAATATGGAACCAAGTGATGAAGTGTTTATGGAAATCTCACAAGCTATTAAAAACCTAGAAGTTATGCCGTCTATGCGTGCAATGATGACTTCAGGCCCAGCACTAGCTCGTGATCACATTGCAGGCTTCAATTGTAGCTTTATTCCGATTGATCACCCAAGAGCATTCGATGAGATGGTTTACATCTTAATGTGTGGTACAGGTGTAGGCTTCTCTGTTGAACGTCAACAAGTTGCAAAACTCCCTGTTGTACCTGATCAACTATTTCCTACTGATACTGAAATTTCAGTACGAGATAGTAAGATGGGTTGGGCTAAAGCAGTCAAACAACTGATTGCAATGCTCTATGCAGGTGAGATCCCTGAATTGAATACTGATAAGGTTAGAAAAGCAGGTGCTCGACTCAAAACATTTGGTGGTAGAGCATCTGGCCCAGAGCCATTGATAGATCTGTATCACTTCTTGATTAAGATCTTCCAGGGTGCTGTCGGTAGAAAACTCACATCCATTGAGTGTCACGATATCTGCTGTAAGATTGGTGATGTAGTGGTATCTGGTGGTGTACGTCGTTCAGCACTTATATCACTCTCTAACCTATCTGATCAGCGTATGCGTGAAGCTAAATCTGGTCAATGGTGGGAAACTACAGAATGGCGACGTTTAGCCAATAACTCTGTAGCTTACACAGAGAAACCTGATGTTGGTCAATGGATGGATGAATGGAATTCTATCTATCAGAGCAAATCAGGTGAACGTGGTATTTTCAACCGACAGGCAGCCATCAAACAATGTTTGAAGTTCAATCGAACCATCACTGATGTTCATGGTAATGAATATGAGTTTGGTGTTAACCCATGTGGTGAGATTATCCTACGTCCACTTCAGTTCTGTAATTTATCAGAGATTATTGCAAGACAAAACGACACTGTAGAAACTCTACGTGTTAAAGTACGTCTAGCAACAATCATTGGTACATATCAGAGCAGTCTTACTGAATATCGATATATTCGTAAAGCTTGGAAAGAAAACTCAGAAGAAGAACGTCTTCTAGGTGTATCTTTCACAGGTATCATGGATTGTCCTCTGATCAATGGTCGTGGAACTTCAAGAGATGAGCGTAATAAACTTCTCGAAGAACTTCGTGAACTTGCTACATCGGTAAATATTAAATGGGCTGAAAAATTCGGTATCAATCCATCTAAAGCTATCACATGTGTGAAGCCATCTGGAACAGTATCACAGCTCACTGACAGTTCATCAGGGATCCATAGTCGTTTCGCATCTCAGTATATTCGTACAGCTCGTAACGATAACAAGGATCCTATCACTCAGTTCATGCTTGAACAGGGTATCCAAGGTGAACTTGATCAAATGAATGTCAACAACACAGTATTTTCATTCCCAATTGTTAGTCCTGAAGGTTGCGTTACACGTAACGAACGGACAGCAATTGAAGAATTGGAAAACTGGTTAGACTTCAAAGAAAATTGGTGTCATCACAATCCATCAGTAACCATTAATGTTCGTGAACATGAATGGCCTTCTGTTGGTGCATGGGTATGGGATCACTTCGACAGCATTGCTGGTGTAAGTTTCCTACCTCACTCAGATCATATCTATAAACAAGCTCCCTATCAGGATGCTTCAGTGAAACAAGTGAAAGCTCTTGCAGAAAGAACACCTGAATACATCAATTGGCAGTCACATGTTGAAAGCCAAGATGAAACTACTGGGACACAAGAACTAGCTTGTAGCTCAGGATCTTGTGAGATCTAAAATATCTCACAATAACAACAAGTTAAAGACCACTGCTCTTAATTGAGTGGTGGTCTTTATATATCAACAATCAACCAAAGGAAAACATCATGTCTGACATGTCAAAATATTATGAACAAACTACACCACCATCACCACCAAGACGACCTAGAGCGTTCAAGATGGTATTTGTATTCGGTTCTAATCTTGCTGGCGTACATGGAGCGGGGGCTGCGAAAGCAGCCCTAGAGCGACATGGAGCCAAGTATGGAATGGGTGTAGGTCGTTCAGGTAACAGCTATGCTTTACCAACCAAGGACGAAAGAATCCAAACCCTTCCTATGTCACGTATTGAAGACTTCGTGACTGAATTCATCGACTATGCAAAAGCAAACCCAGGTGTCTTGTTTCAAGTAACACAGATTGGGTGTGGTTTAGCTGGTCTTAAATCACAAGACATTGCTCCAATGTTCTTTGATGCTCCTGAGAACTGTTTGTTTGATGAAGCATGGAAAGAATACCTTGGTGATGATGCTCAATATTGGGGAACATTCTAATGCGTGTTCTTATTCTTAAGAAACAAAACATGTTCACTCAAGCATGTAATGTAGATATTCCAATCTACGAAGAAATCGACTTCGCATCATCTATACCAAAAGCTGCGGATGTCATTGCTAATCTGATTAGAGATGACCGAGAAAAAGGAATCGACAATCCAGATGGTACATACATCATCTCTGAAACAAAAACATAAGGTTCAATTATGAAAGCGGATTATCAAACCCAGGTAGAGTTCGAAGAACTGTACAACAAGAACCAGTTGATGGATCGTCTTAGACGTGAATTCAATATCCCTGATGTTATCGCTCAATGTGATAAACATGAGATCCCTCTGAAGTTCGGTGTGGATCTATTGGTACATATGGTCATTCACAAGCGTGCTACTGTTTCAGTGCTCGTAGGCCAGATGTATAAGATGTTCAAGGACGAATCTAATCCTCTTCAAGCCTGTGCTGATATGCTTCTTAAAGCAGCTCAAGCAGACTTTATGGATTGGAGTCCTTTGGATGAAGTATTTATCCTTCGGATAGATGTATCATCTGATGTTTATGAAGAGTTGGAACGTTATCAGTATCCTTTACCAATGCTGATTGAACCCAACGAAATCAAAGACAACAAACAGTCAGGTTATTACACCTTACAATCATCTATGCTGTTAAAGAACAGTCATCATGATGATGATATCTGTTTGGATCACATCAACAGGGTTAACCTAACAAGGTTCCGCCTTAATAATGAAGTCGTTAACATGATTTCAAATTCATGGCGTAGCCTAGACAAACAGAAACCTGGGGAATACATCCAGGATTTCAAACGACGGGTAAAAGCATTTGAGAAGTACGATAGATCTTGCAAAGATATTTTCGATCATCTCAACATGTGGGGTAATGAATTCTACCTCACCCATAAGTACGATAAACGTGGTCGTTGCTACTCTCAAGGATACCATGTGAACCCGCAAGGAAACGCATGGAACAAAGCGTCTATCGAGTTCGCTCATCAAGAGCTAATTCAATGAGTTTTTACCGTTTTTCTAACGGTGTGTTTATTGAGGCTACTTCTTATGAAGAGGCTCAAAACAAACTCATTGATCAAATTAAAAATGAAAAAGAAGATCCCAAGCGATGGTATAAATGCACTTGCGTGGGGTTATCCCATCGATTTGGTTGTTACTGGATGAACAGAGATCCAGAAACAGGTGAAATTGAGATCCCCTTTTAATCAACTAAGGAAAAAGAAAATGCAAACCTTTACAGGTGTTGAATATGTGAAAATGGACATCGCTAAGAACTTTAGCGGTGACCTCGACAAGAAAGACTTCATTGATCGACTCGACTGGTTCGAAGACAACAAAGAAGCCTTTCTGTTATGGATCGATGATGATCCAACAGAGTTTAACAAACTCTTGGAACAAGCAGAAGATCCAGCGTTATTCTATGCCTCAAGCATGGCCTACAGGGATCATTTGAATGGTAAACCTTCTGGTTATCCAATCTCAATGGATGCTTGTAGCTCTGGACTACAGCTATTGGCTTGCTTGGTTAATTGCGAAGCTTCTGCGAAGCTGTGTGGTGTTGTTCCTACTGGTCACCGTGAAGATGCTTATACTAACATTTATGATAGTATGTGTGTCACTCTCGGTAGCACCAGTGTTATCGAACGTAAAGACACCAAACATGCAATAATGACCTCGTTATACTCATCTGAAGCGATACCTAAACAGGTATTTGGTGAAGGTGATCAATTGGCTGTGTTCTATGAGACAATGGAGACATTGGCTCCTGGTGCATGGGAACTGAACAAGGCTCTCAAAGGTCTTTGGCAGCCCCATGCTCCAAGTCATGATTGGGTTCTTCCCGATAACTTCCATGTACACATCCCTGTGATGGACACTCACAGTGAAAATGTACAGTTCATGAATGCTCCTGTTCAAGTTGACATTAAGATCAACAAAGGAACCAAAGAAGGTCGAAGTATCTCACCGAATATCATTCACTCAATTGATGGAATGATCGTCAGAGAGATTACTCGTCGTTGTACCTTCAACAAAGACATGATCATTAATATCAGCCGCATCCTTGATGTAAAAGGTATTCGTGATGACCGTGACCAAGATAAATTAGTTCACACTCTGTGGAATAACTATCAACAGTCAGGGTTTCTATCAGCTCGTATTCTTGAGCTGTTGGATCATGAAAATATGGGTCTAGTAGATCCTCTTGTGATTGCTAAACTATTGAAATCACTACCTGATCAACCATTTCAGGTTATCAGCATTCATGATTGTTTTAGAGTTCTTCCTAACTATGGGAATGATATTCGAAAGCAATACAACCAACTACTATCTGAAATTGCATCTTCAGATCTTTTGTCATATATTGCCTCTCAAGTTGTTGGTAAGAAATTACCAGTAGCGAAGAAAGGTAACATATCAGTTAAGGTTCTAAGTGCTGATTACACACTGTCTTAAGGAACAGAACATGACAAAGAAACTAAGCAGGGTCGAACGTAAAGAGCGGCCCATGCGTGAAGCAATACAGCGTCGTTACAACGAAACGTACCCTGTAGACCAAGCATGTGTTAAACAACAAACACAAAATTGGAATAAAGTTTGTGATCTTATGATCGCAGAAATGGAAGCAGAAGGATTGAACAACTCTGTTGACTTAATCAAACAGTTCAAAAAATAAGGAACAGAAATATGCCTCCAATTCATGTAAATGAAAAAGACCTGATCGACTACCTTGCAGGTATTCGAAATCCACCATTTGTCTCTGAAGTAAGCCCTGAAGATCTACCTGGTTTTCATGCAGCTCTTGAAGAGATTGCTCAGGTGATGGGCTTAGAACCTGCTATTGCAGAAGCCCGTGCAAAGAACCAACAGAAGATGGGTATTCCTGCTGCTGTTCAAGACACAGAAGAATACAAACAGTTGTTGCGTGATTGGGGATTTGGATCCTTAGTTGATGGCCCAAGCCAAACACTTGGAACTGAACGCAGCTTTGCTGAAATCGTTGAAGATGTTATGTCTCAACCACATCTACCTGGTTTTGTTGAACGTCCTTATGAGGGTATCCTCGAAGTAATGACTGTTCTTCAAACCCGTAACGGTGAAATGGTTGGTAATGGTATCATCATTGAAGTTCGATACGATACTAACAATGGTGAAGTGCTTACAACTGTTTGTACAGATGCAGGTAACATTGCTACATACAATCTTGCAGAGCTTGAAGAACGCTTCCACCCTCCAAAGTGGGTTGCTAAAGGCTTCATCAGCAAACATGTTCAAAATGCAGTTGATCGTTACTTTGAACAAGACTAATCACCTTTAATGGTGTATAACCTCTCAGTCCCTTGTGGATTGAGGGGTTAATTTTTTTAGGTGAGCAACATGCGATATTATTATGAAGAACCCATTTTGAAGACTATCTTTGTTTTAGACGAAGAAGTAGATCACCCTAGTTTGGATTATATTGGTAAAAGCCAGAACCCCAATCATAAGATGGCAGCTTCTAAGATGCTCCCTCGAAAATCTGGATACAAATTTTCATTCTCCTTCTCGGTTGTGAGCGAATCCGCTCAATCTTCAAACGAAGACTAACTCTAGGATAAAGGAGAACGCTATGTGCCTGTAAGCTGGGCTGGTTGCACAGTTAATAAAGGCTATTTCCCTCCCGTTTTTCATTCATAATTCAGATATAGCCCTGCTCTTTTAAAGAAGAGTGGGGTTTTTTATTGGAATATTTTTCTACTGGTTCGTTAATTAGTGGAATAATATTCTAATATGTCCCTGTGAAGGACTCCCATTGAGGAATAATATTCCTGCATTCGTAGTGGTCTGTAGAATTGCATTCCAAGAGATAGTGGGAACAGGGGCAAATGGAGAGGTTGGGTAAAGGATTTCACTAATCTGAGTACCCAACCAATTCCCCTTAAAGGAGATCATCATGAAACCCCATCCACCAATTGAACTACCAGTTGATCGTAGATCAGACATCATAGGCAAGCTAATGTCTAACGTGCAAATTGATCGTGAGACAGGTTGCTGGAACTGGAAAGGTGGTACATCTGGTAACGGTAGAGGTGGTGGATACGGTAGGATGTCGTTATCTGGTCAAACAGTTGCTACTCACATCGTATCATACACTCACTTCTACGGATATGTTCCAGGTAAGAAGCAAATTGATCACCTGTGTAAAAATAGACTCTGTTGTAATCCAGCTCATTTGGAGATGGTTACACATAAACAGAACCAAAGAAGACGGAGAAAAAAGTCATGAACTTACTTGCTTCAGTATTTTTAGCTGCATCAGTCACAGTAACATGGCCTCCATCATCAGTTCTAAAGTCATCAGTAACTATTCAAGATAGTTATCCATATTATGAGCTTGTTTTAGTCAATAAGCTCACTATTGGTAAAACTCTTGGAGATGTTTATTTCCTACATCATGAGAGCGGTACATATCGTATTGATGTAGTTGAACGTGCAGGTGATATACCTGATACATTCAAAATAACCTGTCCAACAGGATGGATGGTCTTACATGACGAAATAACAATTGCAGAAGGACAGCAAACCACGATAAAGGTGTATAGTACCCAAATATATTAAGGACTATGCTCATGGCTTCAACCTGTGAATTCTGTTGTTATTACCAAAAAGATACCACCAACAACTCTGGTATGGGGGAATGTCATAGATTTCCTCCAACTCAGACCAAAGAACCTTTCCCACAACAAGTGAACAAATTCATTACCCGATTTCCTTCTGTATCAGAAGGAGATTGGTGTGGTGAGTATTCCAAAATCACTGACATTTTAATTTAACGGAGAAATATGATGAAACGTCCATTAGAAGAACAATGGTTCATCTCTGATACTCACTTCGGACATGGAAACATCATCAAATACTCTCGACAAGAGTTTGAAACCCTGGATCAGATGAATATGACTCTGGTTAATAACTGGAATTCTGTGGTTAAACCCAATGATCTTGTATGGCATTTGGGTGATTTCGCTTGGACTGTTAAGGCAGCCAAAGAAATTAAACCATTACTCAATGGAACTATTCGTTTAGTTGCTGGTAATCATGACGATATCACCAAGTTGGCTCAGACTGGAATGTTCCAACGTATCTACATGTGGAGACAGTTTCGTGAACATGGCTTCACAGCTACTCATGTACCCATGAGACAGGAACAGATACGTCATGGTGATAAAAACCTACATGGACATGTTCATGGCGTTCTGGATGGCTTAGAGAGCTTCCACAGAGATGTTTCTTGTGAAAGTATAGGTCATACTCCCATCAATTTCACAGAGATTGCTAAGTGGGCAGTTGAAAAGAGCACTGATTAGTGTATAAACCTTTCATCAAACTGACAGATGAAAGGAAATTATCATGTCAAACAAACTTTTCTATGGAACCAAAGCAATTACGGCTGAAGTGATGAACCGTCAGCAATACAATGATTTTCGTGGTTGGGATCTCCCATCAGACGAAAATGGTGCTGATGAAGGTTATCTTGTCGAATATCTTGATGGTGGTGAACCAAATGTACCTGGTCGTGCTGGGTATGTTAGCTGGTCACCTAAAGAACAATTCGAAAATGCTTATCAAGCAAGCGGTAGTATGAACTTTGGTCATGCTCTTGCTGCACTTAAGGATGGTAAACGTGTTGCTCGTTCTGGTTGGAACGGTAAAGGTATGTTTATCTTCCTTGTTAACGGTTCTACATTTACTGTAAACCGTGAACCACTCCTATCTATTATGGGTGAAGGTACTCAGGTCGATTATCATGCTCATGTTGATATGAAGACAGCAGACGGTCAAGTTGTACCGTGGTTGTGTTCACAAACAGATATGCTGGCAGAAGACTGGTGTATAGTGGAATAATTCCACAAACAGCGGTAGATTGGCAGAGTGGTCGAATGCAGCGGGTTGCTAACTCGTAAGGCTTTACAGTCTCAAAGGTTCGAATCCTTTATCTACCGCCAACTCGAAACCCATACTAATAAGGAACATTATCATGGGAACAAAAGTAGCTGTATCAGAGCCTCGTCGTACAATCGTTTTCGATAACGGTGAGCGTCTTGATCTTCACAATGTAACAGCTTTCGATCCATCAGGTACATGGCTTCGTCTATGGTCTGATGAAGGTTTTTCATTGTTGAACCCAGAGCGTATTCTGTATCACATTATCAAAGACGAACCTCGTCAAGATACTCGTGAACCAGAAATTTCTGGTGTTGGTCTCACTGGTGAAGCAGAAGACTAAAGGTATCGGGGGAACACCTTAAACAAGTTCCCCCAACAACTCTCTGAATAAAAGGAAAATCAGAATGTCCCTATTGAAGAAAAAAGTCCCTACAGTTGCAGAAGCACTATCAGGGCTTACTAAGATTGCTCAAGACCTTGATAATGCACGTATTGCTGCTGAAGATGGTGTTGCAGAGCAAGAAGAAGTAATCAAAGCTGCAAAAGAATCTCGTGATGCTTTCAAAACAGAAGCTGATCAAGCTGTTGCAGTTGGTGCAAATATTCAAAAATTGCTTGGTAACGTATAGTAACCAAGTGCGGAGATGTCTTGTTACATCTCTACCAGTGGTCACAAGCCGCAGAGAGATGGTTGTGCATCTCACACAGGGTGAAATTCCCTACTTAAGCTGGTTCAGACCATTTAGGAATAAATACCTGATGTTGGTAGTTACCAATTGACTCCACATCAGATGCAGGATTTCCAGGTGGTGTTGTTGATAGACCAGATTGAATTTCGGTATCTTGGTTATTCTCATACACATATGCAGCGATACCTGTTGAACGAATATCAGAAGCAGTTCCAGAGCTATATTTCATGAATGCTACTTGATTTGGTGTCATCCATTGATTGAATGATGCTCTAGCACCTGCACCGTCTGTACCGAAAGCTATTGCATACCAACCACGATCAAGTGTTTCAGTAGCTGTGAATTCCAAATGACCTGCTGCATCAGCAGCTTGTGTACCCATATCAGTAATCAGGGATCCAATATCCCAATGGTTACCTGCCTCCGACCCAATGTTGTAGAGGCCAGCTCTCATCACAGATGATGGTGTCGTACTTGCGATATTAAGAGCAATAAAACCCCCCTCAAATTCTAACTGACGACCTACCCAAATGATATTAAAATACATACGACTTTGAACCAAATTCAAATCACTGCTTGAATACACAGATGTATAAGAGTTTCCTGGCCACCACCATTCAAAGTAGTTGGTAGACGTTCAGGTGGAAGTTCACCCGCAACTATCTTCATCCTGTCAACAATTTCAGGAGCCATAGCATCGATATGAGCTTTTGTATAATGTTCTGACATGTTCTTATGCCAATGCAGCGTCTAATGCAGCAGTAAAGTCAGTTATACCACTTGCTTCTGTGAAGTTAGTGAGTTTTGTCTTTTCAGCATCAGTAAACGCATTTGTATCCGCATTGCTTTCATATTTTGATTTAACAGTTGCAGCAGTCTCGGAAGTTGCAATAGCACCTGTATCAATCCAAGTACCTGCATCCTCATCCCAAATAGCTTCTGTGTCATCTGTTCCAGTGTTCAGAATAGTAGCACTATCACCAGAACTAGCTGTTGGATGAGCACTGATAATAGCAGCAAGGCTTGTAAAAGCACCTTTATATTTTGTTGGTTCAATGGTTGCAATGGCTGCTTTTTCAGCATCAGATACCAAGTTTTTATCTGACTCCCCTTCGATAGCCGTAACAATAGCAGCACCTGTAGTACGTGCCTTCATACGGTTACCCAGAACAGTAGCCTGAGCATCAATTTGGGTTTTGGTATAATGTTCAGACATTAGCTCAATCCTTCATCTAAATTTGCTATAAAGCTTAAGATATCATCTGGAACTTTAACAGCTTCTACAAACATTTCACCATCTTCATTAACAGTGATTGCATTATCTTCGCTATCCTCAACGATATCAGAGACATTCTCTTGAGTAAAGCCAGAGAAGGCTTCTCCATCTTTACCAGGAGCACCTTGATTAGCTGAACTTTGAACCGTATGGCTCTTTGTGTTGTGTTCTACAACTTTAGCAGGTTCATCAGGACTAGCTACCTGTAGAACTCTGGTTGTATTTTGTTTGATAACCGTTCTCATTAGCGAACCTCAAATTCATACTCATCCCAGGTTATCTGTTTGTCATCTGATCCCTTCAGTTTCAATAAGAGAACGTAATGATGGCTTGGAGGGAGTATCTTAGTGATTTCTCGATCCAAGTGAATCTGGACAAGATTGTTATCTGCATCAACGATAGTTGTAAGCTCAATGTTTACACCTTTGAACTTTTTCACAGTCTTATCATTGATACGGAGTTCCACAAGAACAATAGTATCAGACAGATCAACAAATGTTTCATCTGCATTTTTGAACTGGTAATCGAACGTAAAGTCGTCACCTGTGTAATAAACATCTGTAGACATGCTGTTACCTTTGCTATAATAGGTTATGTTCTTTTGACCTACATATATAAGTGTCAAAAGTCAATCCAACTAAGGAAAATTCTCATGGCTAAATCTCATGTATATGTGTTTTCAGGTTTGATGTCCAGTATTGTCCCAGGTTTCAGAAAAGGAACCAAAGAGATAGCTGCACAAATCAAATATGAGCACCCAACCCTAGAAGTATCTCACCACATTTGGAACGAATGGAAAAATATCTCAGATGAGATTATAAAACGTTCCATGAAATCAGGTCGTCATGATGTTTATATCATAGGACACAGTAATGGTGTTCTTGCATGTGCTAACATTGCTGAAGATCTTCGTAAGATGGATATTGATGTCAAATACATTGGTGCTATCGATCCCACAGCAGCTAGTTTCCCAGAAATTGGTTCAAACGTCACTAAAGTTGATGAATTCTGGGCAAGAACTGGATGGCCTGCTGTTAAACGCAGATTGACTAGAAATAAGAGAGGAGCTTGTGTCTTCTCAAAAGCTTTTAAAGGCATAAAGACCCTTATAAAAGTTCCTACTACTCATGTTGGTGCAAGTTCTTCTGATCGTACAGTCAAACAAATTTTGACCAGTATTCAAGAGCTTGCGGGAGATTGATCCCTCCCTCGGTTTAGATACAATCTGGACAAAAAATTCTTTACCGCTCCCTTCGGGGGGCGGTTTCTTTTTATAACATAAGGAAAAACACCATGTTTGAAATATCCCCTACTCGAATGGAACAAGAGGTTTTGCGTTGCATTAAAGCGAATGTAGTTCCATATTTTCGCTCTTCCCCAGGTGTCGGTAAATCTTCTGTTGTAGCGAAAGTTGCAAAAGAAAATAAATTGATCCTAATTGATCTTCGTTTGAGCCAATGTACTCCTGAAGATCTTCAAGGTTTCCCAATGCGTAACGGTGATAAAGCAACATTTACACCGTTCGATATGTTCCCATTGAAGGGTGATAAGATCCCTGAAGGGTACAATGGTTGGTTGATCTTGTTAGATGAACTCTCATCAGCAGGTAAACCAGTACAAGCCGCAGCTTACAAGCTTATCTTGGATCGTATGGTTGGTAGTTTTCAGCTTCATGAAAAAGTAGCTATGGTAGCTGCTGGTAACCTGGATACAGACAAAGCTGTTGTGTTCAACATGTCTACAGCACTCCAATCTCGTCTTATTCACTATGAACTGAAACCTGTTCTCAGTGATTGGATGAACTGGGCTGTGACCCAAAATTTCGATCACCGTATTTTGGCTTTCTTGAACTTCAAGAAAAATATGCTGATGAACTTTGATCCAAATCACTCAGATAAAACTTTCCCCTGTCCTCGTACATGGGAATTTCTGAACCGTTTGATCAAAGATCAACCTGTAAATGAAGATACACTACCATGTATCGCTGGTACAATTGGTCAAGGAGCAGCAGCAGAATTTAATACATTCTGTAAAGTTTATAAGCAGCTCCCATCAGTATCTCAGATTACATCTGATCCTATCAACGCTCCTATCCCAGAAGAACCTGGGGCTAAGTATGCTGTAGCTTCTATGCTCACACAAGAGCTGGATGCTAATAACATCAAAGATATCATCATCTATATTGAACGCTTCGATATCGAGATGAAAATCATCTTTGCTCGTGGAGCATTTGCACTCAACCGTAAACTTCGTGATGAATCACCAGAATTCTACAAGTTTGTCTCAGATATGCTTAAGTATCTGAAATAAGGAACAAAATTATGGCTGAAGAAGAAAACATTGATGTACTCTTCGACAAAACAAAAGGCCATTTGTTCTATGCAAAAAACTCTGGTTTTATCGCACCACTCTTCTGTAATTTGAAGTTTTATTGGGATAAAACCATTGATACTGCATGTACAGATGGTGTTTCTCTACGTTGGAACCCAGACTTCTTTCTATCACTGGATCCACAAACTCGTGTAACAGTGTTAGCACACGAAGTTTGGCATGTTGCTTTGCAGCATATGTTCCGACGTGGTGATAAAGATCCAGAGCGATATAACATCGCTGGTGATCATGTTATCAACCTCATGTTGAAAGAGCATGGTTATTATATGGATGGTTTTCCATATGTGATGGATGATAAATATCGTGGATGGTCTACAGAAGATATCTATGATGATCTTCCACCCGACGCCCAACCACCTGTCGGTGGATTGGGCTTGGATATTGATATATCAGGTGATGGTAAAGCTGGATCTACTGGTGAAGACGCTGCTGATTATGAGAAGCGTAGAGCTGAATCAATCAGTATGGTTATGTCTGCTGCAATGACAGCTAAGATGACCAACAAAGCTGGTGACGTACCAGGGGCCGTAGAAATGATTATTGATGAGTTTGTTAACCCAAAACTACCTTGGGAAAAACTTCTCAAAGATTTTTTCAATGAATTGGTAGATCTGGAATATTCATTCCGAAGACCCAATAGAAGGTATGAAGATCCTATTCTACCTGGTCTTGTTGGTATGAGTGGACTTGAACACCTTATCTACTACCTTGATATATCTGGTTCGATCTCTGATGAAGATATTAAACGCTTCAATTCAGAGGTAAAACAGATCAAGGAAGAGTTCAATCCCCAACTACTTACACTTGTGACCTTTGATACTCAAATCTGTGATGAATATTCATTTACCGCAGATGAAGAGTTTGAGAAGATTGTTGTAACTGGTCGAGGTGGAACAAGTCTTTATCCTATATGGGAACATGCAAAAGAACATAACCCCAACGCTATGGTGGTGTTTACGGATCTTTATGTGGGTATCCCAGAAGAAAAACCTGTATGTCCATTAATCTGGATCTGTACAGATCATCCTGGTGCAGATGTACCTTATGGTAATCTAATTCATGTAGAGGACTACGAATGATCTACAATGGTAAAACACTCATCGACTCTGCTCCAATGACTCCCATGTTTGACACTAAGAAGAAATTCAATGGTGTCTCTCATGGATTATCTGAAGCAGGTTACGACATCAGAATTGCACAAGATATTTGTTTGCATCCTTTCTCAAGATTTAAACTTGCTTCATCTGTTGAGAAATTTAAGCTTCCTAATAACTTGGTTGCAATTCTTCACGATAAATCCTCCCTGATCCGTCAAGGGCTTATGGTCGGTAACACCGTACTTGAGCCTGGTTGGGAAGGGTATTTGACCCTTGAACTTTTCTATCATGGATGGAAACCCCTACGTCTGAAATCAGGTCAGGGGATTGGTCAATTAATATTCCATGAACTCACTGAACCTTCCAATTATTCTGGAAAGTATCAACATCAACCAAATCGTCCAGTAGCGTCGATTAAATCTTAGGATTAAAAATATGAAACGAGAAATTGACACTTCATGTGCAGTTCAAAAACCTGTTTCAGATGCCCTTGAAGCTATTCTAGGTCATGCTTTCCCTGTACTCGATCATGGTTTTATCCGTGTAGTCGATTATATGGGTGTGGATGAATCTATTTCAGAAGCTGCAAGAACCTCTTATGGTAAGGGTACAACTGCAACCAGTTCACCACAAGGGTTGATCAACCGTCTTATGCGTTTGGCTCATACCAGTCCATTTGAGATGTGTGAAATCAAATTCCACATCAAGATGCCTATCTTTGTTATGCGTCAATGGATCCGTCACCGTACAGCAAATGTAAATGAATATTCAGCTCGTTATTCTATTTTGAATGATGAGTTTTATATTCCGCTTCCTGAACATCTTGCAAAACAGTCTAAAACAGACAAACAAGGCCGTGAGCAGGTGTTTGATCACCAAGAGGCATGTGAGATCCTTGAGATACTAAAACTCAATGCAGCAAGCTCTTATGAAGACTATCGCATTCTTTCAGAACCAGAAAATAAAGGCGGTGATTACGGTCTATCCCGTGAACTTGCTCGTATGGCAATTCCAGTAAACGTTTATACAGAATGTTATTGGAAGATTGATCTTCATAATCTGTTGCATTTCCTACGTCTTAGAGCAGACAGTCATGCACAATATGAGATCAGAGCTTATGCTGACATTATGATGGATCTTGTCAAACAATGGGTTCCAATGACCCATTCTGCATTCATGAAGTATCGTATGAATGCAGTAACCTTCTCAGAACCAGAACTTAAAATCATCTCTAATATGCTTCCTGAGTTGTTTGATGCGAAATGGTTACCTGATTTCAGTAAATCAGAGGTACTTGAATTCAACAAGAAACTCGCAATTTTGAAGGAACATCAAAATGTCGAAACTCGTTGATCGTATCATCAACACATATGAATCGGGTTTGGTTCAAAGATATCATACACACCCTAGATTTGCTCGTTTTGGTCAAACCGATGCAGCTCATCAATGGGGTGTGATGATGCTTGTGTTGATGTGTCACCCAAACCCATCAAAGAATCTTCTGATTGAAGCAGCAGCCCACGATACAGGTGAACGCTTTTCAGCAGATCTACCAAGCCCAGTTAAAAAATTGGATCCTGTTCTTGCAGAATCTTTTGACAAACTGGAACTTGGCGTTCGTATTAATCGAACGATTGCACCGCTTGAGTTAACTGAAGACGAATATGCTTTCCTAAAGTGTATGGATGTATTGGAATGCTACCTATTTGCAGCCAATACTCTTCCTGAAGCTCTTAGCACTAAAAATTGGAGGAAATTACGTGACTATGTTGTTTCTTCTGCTCAAGAGCTGAATACACAACCTATCATCTCAGTTGATGAGGTTATGGAAGCAGCTAAAACCCGTCAAGGCTTTACGGAGGCTTATTAATATGAAGAAACTACTCGTAATTGGGTATGGAAGACACGGTAAAGATACTGTGTGTGAAATGCTCTGTAAGGTGGATGATTATGCTTTTGTATCATCATCTGAATTCTGTGCGATGAATGTAGTCTACCCTACCATGTTGGATAAATATGAAAACTGGGAAGAATGCTACAATGATCGTCATAATCATCGTGCTCACTGGTTCAACACTATTAAAGCATATAACGATGAAAACCCTTCTCGCTTGGCTACTGAAATTCTAAAAGATTACGATATCTATTGCGGATTGCGTAACATTGAAGAATTTGAGGGAGCAAAACATCTTTTCGATCTCATAATTTGGGTTGAACGACCTGGATTTGAACCAGAAGGTTCAGATTCTATGACGTTGACTCGTGAACTCGCAGATATTGTGATCTTTAATGATGGTACACTCGGTGATTTGTACCGAAAAGTTCACAATCTTTCTAAAGCTATCAACAAGGAATAAATCAATGAAAGTCTCTCATGTTGAAAACATGGACACTCATGCTGTTATTGGCGGTCAGGACGTACAAGCGTTCGGTATGTCAGACAGTGCAGAGTTCTTCACAATCCTATCAGATACCCTTTATTCTGATAAGATCCTGGCTGTTTCCAGGGAAATTATTTGTAATGGTTGGGATTCTCATATCGTTGCAAATATTGAAGACAAGCCAATGGATATTACTGTAAGCATGGATAAACTTACAATCCGTGATTATGGTACTGGTATTCCTCATGAAGACATTCGGGCAATTTATTGTGTCTATGGTGATTCTACCAAGACAAAGAGCGATAAAGAAACAGGGGGTTTTGGATTAGGTTCTAAAGCTCCCTTTGCTTACACTGACCACTTTACAGTAACCAATTGGCACGATGGTGTTCGTACAGTGTATGCTATCTCTCGTGGTTCTGTTGAAACAGGTGGTAAACCTGACATTCGTACTGTTGTATCAGTTCCTGACGATAAGGGACGTGGTATCGAAGTATCAATGCCCATTAAAAATGAGAATGACTATCTACGTTTCAGTCGTGTGATCAAAAATGTCGTATTCTATGGTGGTATTAACGCAACATTCAACGGAGAAGCTATTGAAACTCTTGATTATTCTCTATTTGATAATGGTTTCGTTTTTACTGAGAAAACCAGTCATTTGAATGTTGAAGGCAATATCTTCATTAAATATGGATCTGTAGTTTATCCGATCCAAAAAGCTGATGAATATATTTCTGAATATGAGGAAATTTCTAAAATCTTCAATGAAGGGGAATTTCGTTATAATAGATCAAATAAGATGGTCATCTTCTCAGCTCCTCCAAACACAATTGCAGTAACACCAAGCCGTGAAGGTTTGTCTCAAACCGAACAAACTCGTGATACAATAGCACGTATCTTGAAACGTTTTTGCGATAAGCTAAAGAGTCTTGATAGCAACTCGCTACAAAGCTTGGTGAAGCTATCTTGTGATCATGCTATTGCTGAACAAAAGTTTCATAATCTCTTTTTTCATTTAGCGAACGATACAATAAATAAGGAAGTACCTGCTATTAAGCAGATCCTGGAAAGTGAAATCCACACTTATGAGGATCTAGCAAAGTATTGTATCCTCAAAGGTGTGAATAACAACTTACGTGAAACTGAATTGTACAGTTGTGCGAGCAAGTATGTGGCTTATTTGCTTAAACATGAGCCTAAGTATAAGAAGATTTATCGTTCACTCGATAAGTACCTTAAACTGAATACACGAAACTTTCACATGACTGATCGCTTGAATGCTATCATTACTCGTCATATGATTTTTGAGGTAAGTAAAATCCTGGGTGATGATCGTGATATGATACGTATCACTCAAAGATCTACCAGCAAAAACCACAAAATGAGAACTGTATCTGTTCTTGATAAGCTTCCTCTTATCAATGTGGATGATATACTTCTTGCTTCATCAGAATATGCTGTAACTGAGCACATTGGTTTCACATACACATCTCGTTTGGTCATTAGACCAGGGGCCACTAAGAAGGCCAGAGAACGTGTTATTGAAACTCTGAATAAGAGTTCACTAAAATATACAGATGTCCTTCACATCGTTGAAGAGCGTATCGATTATGGTGTGATCTCCGATACAGAGCCAAAAAAACCAAAACCTAAAGGTTTCATGTATCTGAAAAATTGTTTGAATGAATACGGTAATTATTCTGTGAACAGTCTTGATGATGAAGAACATGAACGTCTTGAGGAACCAAAATATGTTGTGTTCAATCGATCTGATGATGGTAATCATATCATTGATGGTTGGGGTAATACAAGTTTCCGAACACTCTTGGAACTTTATCCTGATACAGTAGTATTGCGTAACAAAACCTCATATGACTCGCAAATATCGAAGGGTGCTATCAACTCTATCGATGATCTCTTCAAGACTATGGTTAAGTATATTAAGGATAATCCAAAATTCCTTAATAAACTAGACCTGACAAGGTTCAGTAACAACTCATACTATAGTAAGGATCTGACTAACTATAGAAAGTTGTTCAAACATATCCCCAATCTTCGAAAGAAGATGGGTATTATGTTGCTTAAGTCTTCTAAAGATAAGCAAATGGCTAAACTGTTTTACAGTATGTACAACAGTAAAAGCAGTCGTTCACTTTCATATGAACACACAGACTTAATGAAAGAGCATTTCAATGCTGTTGAGAAACTTAGAGAAGATTCTAAGAAGATCAGTGATGTTCTTTCCTTGAAGGTCTTTAATACTATCGATCTTCGTGATGCTCTCTCAGCTATTGAGAGTGGATCAGAAACAGAAAAAGCAGTTATGATTAAACTGCTCAATCTTGCTCTGAAGGAGTAAATTATGACTACAATAACCGTTGTTGCGGCTATCGCAGACAAAGAGCAAATTACGCTCTACAAAATTGATGGGGGTACGGTAATTCTCAAATCCGATGATTACCGAACTCAAGACATCGTTGATGCTGTGCTTCCAAAAATTGCACAACATCAAAAAGCTGAAGTCGATATCTCTGAATATGCTGTTACTCAAGCTTTTGAAGCAGCTACAGAAGGTGTTATCGTCTTCTTTAAAGTAGGTCGAGAAATAGTTCGTGGTATCTTGCACCCAGATGCAAACAGCAATATCACTGTTCAGGATATTGTTGAAATGGGTGATAAACCTACCTCAATGACTGTTGCTGATGATGAAACTATTGTCGCTGTTGTCGATGATAAAATCATCCCAGACATGGAGAAATTGGAGAAGCAATTCACCCACTCCAACAAAACAAACCCCAAAGGTATGACTGCATTCTTAAAAAGAATCTCAACTGTGATCGACAAACGATCTCATTCGGTTGAAGATCTCATGAAATTCATGGAGAAAGCAGATTTACCTATTGCTGATGATGGTTGTGTAATTGCATACAAGGTTCTTGCAAACACATCAGTGAAAGGTACTTTCGTTGATAAACATACCTGTAAGGTCAAACAACGTGTTGGATCCAAGGTATTTATGAAAGAATCTTTGGTAGATGCGGATAATCGTAATGATTGTTCAAATGGTCTGCACATTGCTCGACGTGGGTATGTTGGTGGTTTCAGAAGTGGTACTGATCCTGTTCTTATCTGTAAGATAGCACCAGAAGACTTCATTGCAGTACCTCAATATGATGCCAACAAAGTTCGTGTATCTGGTTATCACATTATCGAACGTCTTCCAGTTGAAGCTGCTTCAGCTTTGGCTAATAACCTACCTATGACGGAAGTTAAAGGAATGAAAGAGCTTCTTGGTTCTATCATTGCAGGTAAACACAGTGAACCTATTGAAACAGTGGAAATCACTGGTCATCATGGTGAAGGTGTAATTATCACTCCGACAGGTGTTAAGAAAAGTCAAAAACCTTCTGTTAAATCTAAACCAACTACAGCTATTGATGTGGATGGTAAGGTTGCTGATTCTTCTAAAGTATCACCAAAGAACCTACGTAAGAAGGCAGATGCTGTTATCAAAACAACAGCTAACCAACAGAAAGCATTCAAACTGCTTGATGAAGGTAAACTGTCTAAAGCTGAGATTGCAAAACAATGTAATACCAGCACACGTACTCTTGGTCGTTGGATCGATAAACGATCATCACTTGAACAGCCTGAACCAAAAGGTAAAAAGTTGGATGGTGCGACCCCAGAACAACAAAAAGCTATTGACGCTTTCCTATCTGGTGGTATGACTAAAACCGAAGCTGCAAACTTGGTGAATACCAGCTTGCGTACATTCGGTAGATGGCTCAATAAGTTTGGGCTATAACTGCCATTAACATTTAAGATGGATGCTTTAAGCATCCATCTTTTATATTCTACGTTAGGAAAAATCATGGCAGATATTGCTGATAATGCGAACAGAATTAGTGATCTATATCTCAAAACATCTCTTCAAAACGCTCAAGCTAAACCACAACCTTTCTCTGGTTTTTGCTTGTCATGCGACGAACCTGTCGTAGAGCGAAGATATTGTAATCGAGAGTGTAGAGATGATCACGAGAGAAGCCTAAGAAGGCCATAGAGAGTAAATATGCCATTAAACAATGATCAAACAATTGCTGCTGATGCAGTTTTAAAGTTCCTTATCTTTTCAGATAAGGAATTTATTTTATCTGGTGCTGCTGGCACAGGTAAAACATTCATGATGAAACATATCATGGATACAAGCATGAAAGATTATGCTGATATGTGTAAACTTCTTGGTGAAAAGCCAATCGATTACACTATCCATTTGACTGCTACAACCAACAAAGCAGCAGAGGTACTGGCCTCTTCAACCAGCTTCCCCACCGTTACAATTCATAGCTTCATGGCTTTAAAAGTCACTGATGATTATAAGACTGGAAAGTCTAATATCACCAAGACAGCCAACTGGAAAGTTCACTCTAATAGCATCATCTTCATTGATGAAGCTTCTATGATTGACAAGAAACTACATCAATACCTTTTAGAAGGTACTGATAAGACTTGTAAAATCATATATATCGGTGATCACTGTCAGATGGCTCCTGTAGCTGAAACAATCTCACAAGTGTATATGAACAACAATAACTTTGTTGATCTTAAACAACCTGTTCGTAATGCTAATCAAAATGCTCTTATGGATCTTTGTACTCAGTTGCGTGAAACAGTTGAAACTAAGATCTTTAAACCAATTGTTGAAGTCCCAGGTGTCATTGAATATTGCAATGATAACAAGATGGAACACTTACTGAAAACACAC